TGATCATACAAGTGAGTATGACCCAGTTCAACATCGCCTGCATTGACAAAGTGCATTTGTCTGCTGTAGAGATTGGACACACAGCCAATTGTGATAGCTGGTGCGCTCATGTCAATAACCCCACCAGATGAATACTGCGCCGCCCGCGCCAGCAACACCAGTGGCTTTACCAGTGGTACCGCAATATTCGTTGTCCATACCACCACCACCACCTCCACCTCCATAGGTGCTTCCTGCTTGAGCAATGTAGTTTCCTGCGGCAGGCGAACCGCCTTTACAGCTATTTTGTGGCGTGAAATAATAGTAACCCTTGTCCAGCTGGATTTGTGGGCCAACATTTCCTCGTCCGCCACGACCTGCAGAACCTGTGCCGTATGGTGTAGCCACGCCACTGGTGGTATCGATGGTGTAGCCACGGCCGCCATCGCCGCCGCCCATGTAGGTGGTACCTGCATAAGAAGTGCCATTGCCGGCCACGCTGGCAAACGGATTTGTGTAGCCTGAACCACCTCCGCCACCTGAACCACCTGCGCCTCCGGCCGCTAAAATTGTGCTGGCCGCTGTATTGATAACGCTTTGGTTAAAGTGAGCACTATAGTTGTCAAGAATAGGTGACGACGACGGCTGTTGAGAAAGTGCGCCACCTCCTCCGCCACCTGCACCGGTCAAAATAGTGGCACCGTTTTTGACAGTGGTAGTACCGCCTGTGCCACCTGCGGCACCGCCGCCATATTGTCCATCACGCTGTCCGCCAGCTGAACCTGCGGCACCAACTGTGATTGTCAAAACTGTACCAGGTGTCACGGTCACTGTTTTTAATGTGATTTCTCCGGAGCCACCTCCTCCGCCACCCACATACAGATAAACAGCACAACGATTTGTTCCACCGCCACCGCCACCGCCGCCACCAATGCTTAATATGTTGAGTGTTCCGCCAGATGAGCTGGGTACTGTAAATGTGGTTGATGTTGTGAATAGACCGCCATTGCCCGGTGTCAGATTGGCCTTGCCATAAAAGTTGCTGAATGCAATAGCACCTGACGCAACGCCAGCTAGGCCTCTAGGTACTGCTCCACCAATGCCAATTTGTGCGGTTGAAGCGAGCCCGAGTTCGGCATTGATTTCACTGGCAGGCAGTGCGCCTGACGATCTGATTGTCATTGAAATAACCCATGTTAACTTAAATTCAACTCTAAGTTGTATGGACTATTTATTTTGGACCGCAGTTATTTTGTCTTTTGGCCCAGTTCTTGGTACCCTGACCAGCTGGGGTGTATGGCATCTGTTTGTAGTTTTTTAGTGCCAATAACAGTGTCATTAAAGTTTCGAGCAATAAGTTCAACTACTTCATTCACTGCGGGTTTGCAGAATTTGTCATTGCAAGGCGGCAAGATCCAAAACACATGATCAGCATCCACACGCATACGCATGTCCATCAATTCCCGAAAGGTATTGACACCGGCGTGATCGTTTGTACCCAAGCTAATAATAACATTGCGGGCAGTTAGATCTCGACTCCGATACATACGATTCCATTGTGCTGTGTTGATTCCACCTTTGCCTATCAGCGCACATTCCTGTCGGAATTGCTGTGTGCCTACTGCAATACTGTCACCTAAGATCAAACATTCTAACATAATTTCTCCAAAAGAAAAGCGATTACTGCTATTATACAGCAATCGCCACAGATTGTCAATGGGTCAACAGTAGCCCAGGCGTTCTAGTCTGGCAACCAATTCAGTCCAGGCAATTTGTTGTTTAACTTCTGCTGTGATTTGAATCCTGCTGACAGCACAGTTGGGGCTTTGTGCTCTGTGTGCAATTTCAGTCCTGTTCCAACATGCTCCTGGATCTAGCACCGTAAACGCTGGGGTGGTACCCCAGTCATCTATTAGAGATTTAAAGCTGTAGGCTGGTTTTTCTACGCCATTTCTAAGTTCAGTGAACACACGCTCGCCAATTCGATCGCTGTCAATTCCGTCATTCCACCAATCCAGTGTGACTGGACTTAATCCTTGTATGGGAATATTAAAACGGGCTACCATTGCTACACCGCGTTCAAGTGCATCTATATGAGCACTCTTGGGGCATTGACCAGGATGTGAAATAAAACCGGCAAATCTTTTAAATTCCAATTTTAATTCATCAAAGTGCGCCAGTACTGCATCACGCTGAGGCCATGGTCTAAATAACTCTTGCGGCACGTCAACTCTGTCAAATGCACCTTTGATCAATTTCAATGCTGGCTCCAACTCGGGTGCAATATTCTCCAATGCCCATTTCTGTTCGGCCTCTGTTGGATTGAACTTGGGCATTGGAATATGGTAGTTTTTATATGTCATGGTGGTCTGTTTTGTCCGCTTTCTCCAATTAGCCATGTGTTGGTTGCTAATTTGATTGGTCCAAGATTATAAATGTGTGCCACTGGCTTTAAACCGTCTGGAATTCCGCGTCCATTTGATTTTAAAAATGGTTTTAAATTGTTCTTAACATAGTCAATACCAGCATGCCAATTTCGCCAAGCTGACGTGTCTTTGTAATGATCAATGAACCAACGATCAAACTCACTGTACCAATCACTCACTGCTTTGTCTGCCTGAAACCACTCTTCTTGCCAGGTTGTGTACAGCAGATTTCTTAACACACGCTCGTGCATCAGGCGTGTCAACGCTGGAGTAACTCTGTGTTCTAGCCAAAATTCTTGTTGAGCAGGGAACGCCTCTAGATATTTCTTGATAACATGTCCTTGCTTGATCAACATACGCACACTTTCTGGAGCCCAATAAAAATATTCCACTGTGCAGTTTTCATATTCTTTGATATGCTCTGCCACTGTGTTGATATTGGCACTACGATCGTTGAACCGCATTAATAAATTGTTTTCTCGAATTATAACTCTGGGCTTTTCAACTCCTGTAATTAAACAAGTACTCTTGCCGCGGTCAAAATCACGCTTGACTTCATCAAAACTCAGATAGTTAAATCGTGTAATACCAATTGGATTAAGACCTTCCTTTTGATTCAATACCCAACTTTCATCTGTGTTGGCCAGGCTTTCAAATAATGTGTCACTTAGATCAAAGATACGAATCTTGGTTCGAGGCATTTCATTTTCGATTGTGCGTAAGCGCGGCAACAAATGCAATTGATGTTCGCTTTCTGGACCATTGTAAGAATTTTTACTGTTTGCATCTACTGTAATAAACTTTTCGCTGGCCTTTGTCATTGTATTAACTACAATTTCATCAATGTGCAGGCCTTGTCTACGAAAGCTTTCGTAGATGTTGTTGCTGTCTGCGCCGCCCGAGTAGCTTAATATAACATAGTCATACTTTTCACGAAGCTGTCTTGCACGGGAATCATACAACTGATCTAATGTTTCACTAGGTTCCACTGCCCAATTGTGTGAGTTAAAAACTGCGTTGTTGAACATCCAGCGTACTGGCTGGTTGACTTTTGTTCCATATATACATGCTTCAATTTTAGAATGAAAATCAATATCATTACATACATAATAACCTAGATTTTTATTAAATGTTTTTTGCATTTTGTATATATGTTTGCGTATGCTTTATTGTGCGATTTGATCCATAATCGCACATCAACTCCAAGTGCCGGTCTAGGTCGATGAAAATTACTCGTGCCAGATAGTCGTGTATTACTTTGGGAGTTGCTACATAATCTATTTCTTTTTGCACAGCAAATTTTGGAAAATATTCTAGCTCATTGCCCCAATACTTGCCAAATTGAATAGGCTTGATATACAGGCCCCAGCCCCAGATGATCCACAATGGTGCTTTTCCAGTTTTTGGATCTACCATGCCGTTTTCTTTAATATATGGAAATGCATGCCTATAGGCCACTGCAATGTCGTCAATCAGCATGCTGATGGCAAATTCCTGATGCAAACTTCGTCTATCTAAATACACAGTGGGGTTTTGTCGATTTGCATGGAACCAAGCTGATGTTGTGTCAATGGCATTGTAACTTTCCATCATGCGCCAAGTACCCTCATCGGCGGCTGACAATTTTAAATTGTTGTTGTTTACAAATAGGTCTGGGTTTTCTGGACCTTCTAGCACATGACAAGCTTGATCAAGTTGGTCTAGAAATTTTGCTTTGATATGATGTTGTGGTGGTATCCTTGTTGCAGTCGACAACGCTTCTATTTCATCTTTTATAGCCATTGGATCAATGTCAATGATATTGCATTTAAAGTTGTATTTTTTCTCTAAGATTTTAATATTTTGAAATTCAGAATCATTAAAGCCAGGATGATACATAAACGCACATTCATGTGGCAAGCCTTGTTGTATAAAGCTATGCAGTACAACTTGGCTGTCTAAACCACTGCTTAGACTGATTATTGTTTTCCTTTCGTTGGCAATGCGCTGACAGGCCAAATCCAATTCTTGCCGCATGTTTCCAATGGGTCTGGGCAGGCTGGTATATTCAATCCAATATTTGTCGTTTTCGTCTAGGCCGTATTTCATAACGATACTTACCAGTCACCATTGTCGACAACTAGCCTGAATGACAGCATGATGACCTGTATTACAATTTCTCGGCGACTGGGGCTTGGCCATTCGGCCTGGGTTGAATCAATGCAGTAAGAAATGCGCCAATGGAATGGGTTGAAAATTACAGTTATCCATAGGCCGCTATAGCGTAACCAATCCATTAAATATCTCCGTCATGATTGGGCAGTATAAAGCCCCATTCGTTAACAGTACCGTTTACATCGTAGGACTTTTCCTGCTCATCGTAGGTCCATCCAAGCACCCGCATCATTTTATGCTTGACCAACAGGTTTGGAATACGAAAACGCTCGCAATCTGCAAAGCCCATCATAACACCAACTTCTGCCACAGCACCTGAACGGCAAACACCGGCATGACAGTGAACCACAACATTCATGCGATTTTCAAAGGCATGTTGCAACAAGCGCACAAGCTCTGCGGCCTGTGCATCTGTAATGGCAAACTCGCTCATGTCAATGGTTCTACCATCACCTGTGTTGGTCATGCCATCTTCTTCAATGTCCAAAAATGTAAATTTGTGTACTTCTTTGAAGTGATGTTTGGGAGTAGGAAACGCCATGTCATGATCCGAAATTTGGATCAGCATACTGTTGTCACCGCAATCATGATGACGTCCGGTGGCTACATTTTCTAAAGGTATGTTTTCAATCCAAGGCATGTGTATATTATATGTGATTTGCGCTTAAAGAGCAAGCATTTTTCCTACATACGCATTGATCCATAATTTTTGTTGCAGGCGTAGATCAAGGTCAGCTACAATTTTTTTAGAATTTTCTTTGGTCAAATTTTCTTCGGTCACACCAGGATATTGCATAAACTGCAAAAGTGTCCAACTGCCATGTGGCGCATTTGATTTGTTGGTCACCGGTCGTAATACTTCTTGCACATATTTGTCAGCATCTCGCAGAGTCCAATAATCAGTCTTCCAATAATACCCCTTGGTCTTTCTTCGATTATCAGCTATAAATTCAACAAATTCATATCCATATTTGGTTGCATTTTTTTCAAATTCGCTGGCGTGTCGACCGGGCACAGCCCCTAGATTACTAAGACCCAATGACGACCAGGTTATGTTATAAAGATCGTTGTCAACAAACCAGTGTGCTGTGTCCAGCAAAGATTCTCTTGTGTCGCCGGTTAATCCAACAATGAAACTGAGCGTCTGCGCTACTTTTTTATTCCAGATATCATGGTACAATTTTGGTATATATTCTCTTGCACTTTTGCCACTCCAACCTTTGCCAATGATGCCTGAAGCCTGTTCGCCCAGGCTTTCTATTCCATGAAAACCAGCCAGCAACCCAGATTCTTGTAGCATGTAAGGTACATCTGGAAATTTATCCAACAAGTCTGCTCGCAAATATGAAGTATACTTGATTTTAAAAGGTAAGCTTGCTACCATATCATACCAGGCTTTCATTTTATATTCAGTGTCATTGAATGTATCGCAAATGATATAATAGTTTGTTATTCCCCACTTTTCATAATTGTGCATTAGCTCATCTTTTAGTAATTCAAAATCTCTTAGATAATCCAGCTTGCCTCTGCCCAACAACAAATGATTGCAGAATTTGCATTTAAAAATACAACCGCGGCTGACTTCCAATGGCAATGTCTCATTGGGCATAATTACATCATCGTCGACAAATCTGAATGCACTTGTTTCAATGTTAAATCGTTCTATCTTGGGCTTTTTAAAACACAATACTCCTTTGCCATTCCATAATTCATGAGTAAATGGTGGCATTAGTGTGATATTAGATTCTTTTATTGAGCGTATGTAATCTACAAATGTATCTTCAGAGTACTCTTCAAATATTGCATCAATCTCTTTAGTAAACGAAGGGTGTACTTCTACTTTAAATCTTTGCGTGTAAGGTCCTCCCAACACAATTTTTGCCCTGGGAAATTTTTGAGCAAGTTTTTCAATTGCAGTTTGCAGGCCCGGCGGAAAAACTGGTGTATCAAACTGTTGGTATATAAATGTGGTGCTGATACCAATGCAAAGTGTATCATCTGTTACAAACTTATCCAGCAGTTGTGTTAAAGTGTTATCATCTAACCATCTGACGTGATCAATTACCACTGTAGAAATGCCAATTTTTCTCAGTGCATGTGCCAGCTTGTAAGGACCCAGTGTTCTGTAAACTGTAAATTCATTAATTCTTGGACCAGAATTTAATAGTACAACATTCATTTAGATTCTCGATTTAGTAATTCTTTTTCTGCATAATCTCTGGCCCAGGAAGAATCATATTTGTAATGTTCACCCAGGTCAATGATAGAATCTTTGTCTAATAGATCCCATAATTCAGGACCTGGAATACCAGCAACACGGACTTGTCGTCGGCGACTGGTTACTATTCCTACTCCGTGCATGAAGTAATCACTTGAAAGATACAGTGGATCATTGGCTTTAAAACAATTGACTGCATCTGCGCCGTCCAGCGACCAATATAAAGGAGATCCACCATCTGACAAATTCAACGCAAGTACTACGAACCCTTCTTTGTAAAGTCTGTTGGTTGTTGCACTAGACAATGGATTATACAAGCCTTTCATATCTCTATGTATGATTGAAAACCCGCCAGGCTCTAAACTCACACAATGAATGCTGTTAATTTTTTTAAATGGTAAATTATTTTGTATCCATTTCCATATTTGCATGTGTTCAAAAGGTTGTTTAATTGAAAAATCAAGATCCAATGTTTCATTTCTAAAACTGGGTCCACCTCTAAAAGAAAATTTCTTAAGAATTTCTTTCTTAGACTCAGGAACCTGAGTCAGATCAGCTTGCATTAATTGCACCATTAACCAACCTGGATGTTCTCGCACAATGTATTTCATTGCGTTGGCATTTCCTTCTTGCATGTAGATATCACCTTTATTGTATAATTCTGGTGGTATCATTCCCCATACCTTATTCAATGGTGCAGTAGAACCAACCGCATTCAAATTGTTTGAAATTGGGTGACCGTGTGGTAATATAATCTCATCATATTCTTTGATAAAAAGTTCACGATCATACGCCAGGTTTACCTTTGCATAGGCAATGTTTGAAAATTTATTTGCTGTCATTTTTTGGTAAGAACTCAATGCCAAATCCGCCGTTGTACTGGTAGTCGTCTGGAAGTGTAATCATGCCCGTTGATTCAAACATGTTCCATAACTCTGGTTTTGGCTTGCCCATGATTCTAATTTGGCGGCGTCGACTAGTCATTAATGGAACTGCATGTAAAAAATAATCGTTTGTCAAATAAACTTGATCATCTGATTTTTGCGGATCTAATACACCTGGCCCGTCCAGGCACCACCATAGTGGACCACCTCCGCTACTGATATTTAAATTGATAATTACATAACCATTTTTATAGATGCGATTGTCCGATCCACTGCTGTTGTTGATACCAGCATATAGACCTTTTACATCTCGATGTATTGTTGCCAGCCCGCCTGCTTCAATGCTAACACAATGTAAACTTCTAATTTCCTGTAACGGAATATTTTCAATGATCCATTTGTATATTTGCAAATCAGCAAAATAAGGTTTGATTGAAAATTTATACTTTGGATCCAGTGTTTCGTTTCGAACACTAGGTCCCCCTTGCTTGGAAAATCGCAACAGTAATGGGTCAGTTATTTCTGTGATATCTAATCCCATTAACTGCACCATTTTCCACTGTGGGCGTTGTTGTTTTATATATTCTAATGTAGTAGCAGGTCCTGGTTGTCGCCACACATCTGCTTTGGTATATTCATCTGGAGGAACCATGCCCCAATACTCATTGAGTGCAACAGATGTGTTTAAAGTTTCAAGACTATTGCAAATGGAAATTCCATGTGGCAATATGTGCCGATCGTATTCGGTGGCAAATAATTCAGCATCAAAGTTTAAATTGACTTTGGCATAGGCTAGATTAGTAAAGTCTGGATTCATACCAATATTTATGCTAAAAGTCTGGAGCGGAATGTCAGAATCGAACTGACGACAACAGATTGGAAATCTGTAGTTTTACCATTAAACTAATCCCGCACTTTATAGAGGCCGTCTGTGACGCTTGAATTCGCGGTAGCCCTACTCTTCATGGCCGGTCCTTCTACTGACTAGTATTGAGAAGTATTTCGGTGTTCCATTGTAGCTACTCAAACGGCTTTTATAAAGTGTCTGGCTACTCTCACCACAAGAGCCCCAGACTGGGTGGTTACCCCGTCCAACTATTTTTCTATTTAGACAGTACAGTTCCTGCCTTTGTGATTTCTCAAGTCGCCGTAAATGGGCCTTGCGGTAGATCCAATGCACCGTAGCGTCTATGGGTTTGCTAATATCCCCCTCTTGTATAACGGGCAGAGGTGCCCGGGGTACTTGGTCGGAGTACAAGGATTCGAACCTTGGACCCCCTGGTCCCAAACCAGGTGCGCTACCAGACTGCGCTACACTCCGAATTGTTTCTTCTTAATTTTCATTCCAACCCAGGTGCCGCAAAACGCACCTGCCACGGCTGGAATCATTAACCAATGATTGGTTGTGTAATTTATAACTGCCACACTTCCTAGAATATAACAGGCTATTGACCAAAAACTTGCACCTAACACATTGTCATTGGCCACACACCGCAAGTAGTAGGTGTAAACAATGTCAAGTAAAAAGATCGCAAAAAAGGTTACTAGGTATTCCCACATGGGTGATTAAAAATGGTGCCCCCGCCATGAATCGAACACGGGACCCCCGCATTACAAGTGCGGTGCTCTACCAGCTGAGCTACAAGGGCGTTGAAATTTACTTATGTTGTTTGGTACATCCTGACGGGCTCGAACCGCCGACAGCCTCGGTGTAAGCGAGGAACTCTACCAACTGAGTTAAGGATGCAAATATTCGTAGTTTGTTGACTCTTCGTTTTCTCTAAAAATAATAGCACCGTTCTTGGTATGAAAACGCTTGGCCATTTCTGTTTTAGGACTTAGTGTAACAAACTTTGTTATACTTGGTTTATTTTTTTTGATGTAGTCAACTGCATCAAAAATCAACTGACGGCCTGCTCCGGGCTTGTAACTCCAAATTGTATAAAAAACTGCTGTGTCTGGTTCTACATCTGAAATAAACAAATCCAGTTCAGACTTGGGAATACTGTTTTGATAACTTACGCAGGTGATTGCACGAACTGAGTCGTCTTCATTTTTGAGTACAAAAATTTCTTTGTTGTTGCCAATCCTATCATTTGCAGGAATATGTGGGCGTACTGGGTCTTGACTGATCAAGTCCAGTATATTTTCCCCCAGTGTTTGAATCAAGTGCAACATAATCTTACTTAGCCGCAGGATTGTTGTCTGTTGGTTTTTTGTCCAAAGAATCAACAATTTCTTTTTTATCGTTGTTGTCTTTCTTACCAAAAATTGTGTCCCAATTGTCTGAGTAAGTTTTTGAATCAACGCTGTAGGGTCTTGGGCTATCGCCCTTACCAGCTTCGTGCATACGACTTTCCTTTATAATAATGGTGGAGGTGACAAGGATCGAACTTGCTACATCCTGCTTGCAAAGCAGGCGCTCTCCCAAATGAGCTACACCCCCGAAAAACATATTGAAACACACTTCATGAACATGAGCTCACTTGTCACCTTGCGGTTAGAGTGTGTTTTAATATGCTCTGCGAACCCCGGTGGTAATTGTACCGTATCAAGCGCCAGGAACCCCCAACACCATCACACACGGCTTCCACCCACTTCCCGACAGGTTCCGTTATCGCATTGCCAGCGGCCTTTCGGTTCAAAGACTACCACCCGTAGTTGTCACACTACTTCTCATCGTGTGGGTCACACTATCCGAAGACACTCGGAACGTCTGGTTGCGGGGGAAGGATTCGAACCTCCGTCTTCTAGGTTATGAGCCTAGCAGTCTGACCACTGACGTACCCCGCGATATACTTAACGAACTTTTCGTATTCCTTCATACCCCAACTTACCATCTTGGACTTCAAGTAATGCAGTTACTGGTGTATGGAGATGTTCTGTGCGAACACTTTCTCTATTGTTTTGACTAATTTCCCTGGCTCTTGCCGCGGCAATTAAAACCAAGTTGAATCGATTGCCTCCAACATTTTGTACACATTGATCTGTATCAATGTCAACTCCTCGACTGATGTATGTCATAATTGCCTTTGTAAAATGAAAGAAACTGATGTTTTCTTGGCTCCACCTCCTGGGCTCGAACCAGGGACCAAATGATTAACAGTCATCTACTCTACCAACTGAGCTAAGGCGGAAAAAATTGGCGGTCTGTGGGGGAATCGAACCCCCGTAAGTGGATAGACAATCCACAGTAATAACCTCTATACGAACAGACCAAATTTGTTTAGGCTAACACTTTGTTCAGTAAAATTGACATTGCTTGTTGTACAAATTCAAGATCAATATGCAACTTGTGCGCGATCTCAAAAGGATCTCTTGTACGATCCAACATCTCTCTTACTTGGGCTAATATATCATTTGACATGCTGTTCTCCTGGAGTGCATATACTAATAACGCCTTAGCCTCCAATTAGGTTGACAACCCAATTGCCTTAATTTTGGTGCGAGTACCCGGAGTCGAACCGGGACACCTTGCGGCGAGAGATTTTAAGTCTCTTGTGTCTACCAGATTTCACCATACTCGCAATACCATATGTAAGAATACTAAAGGAACCATTGTGCATCTATGTCTACCATATACGAACGTCTCGTATAGGCCTGCACGGTCATTACTCCTAGATTGTCCACCGCAAATCCAGCTTGCGCCTGTTTCATGCTCCTGGACTTGACCAGCACCCGTCGGCACTGCCATCATCCCAGTCGCCTAGTGGTCTAGGTAACCTTAGTATTCTTGCATATGGTACTCGATAGCGGAATCGAACCGCTCTTGCCTGGATGAAAACCAGATGTCCTAACCGATAGACGAATCGAGCACAAATGCCACCAAATTTTTAAAGAACAATCACTACAACTTTCGCTGTAGTGTTTGGTTATTATATACGGACAATGCCGTAATGTCAACCGTTTTCTAACTTTCTTTTGTTGTATTTCTACAACACTTTTCAAACTGTTTCTGCTGTATTGCTACAGTATTCAACTAGTATATGCTATCTACTCATTCCTGTCAACAACTATCTGCCTTTATTTTTGTTGTATTTCTACAACAAGCCTGGAGCGGGCGATCGGGTTCGAACCGACGACATTTACCTTGGCAAGGTAATGCTCTACCAACTGAGCTACGCCCGCACAATAAAAAAGCCCCGGAGTTTTTATTTCCAGGGCCTGTAATCTCACTATGCGTAGAGTTACGGCCTCGGAGTATCCTCTGTGGCTGGTCCTGTATTACCTGGTAACAATTTTACATTTAACATAGTATTATTATATATCCTTTTAACTTAGAAGTCTACCTCTTATGGCAAAATTTCTTTGAATTTTTTTCTGCACTCTTCAAAGGTGCCTGCTACTCCCCAACTGGCAATGATCCTAATATCAGTGGAGTCAAATCGTTTTACATCGTGAGCCACATCATTGCGAATCAGTGCAGGACGCTTCAATGAAAATCTATAAACCTCTTTCATCTCTCCCGTGATTCGGTAGTGCCGTTCGTCAGGCTTGTAGACTTTTTCAATCTCGCCGTCAACTGGCTCATAGTAAATTGTAGCAGATGTATCATCACATCCACTGATTGGTATGTTGAATGCCGCCAGTCGATGTCCGTCGATGTGCAAGGGGATATACCCTGTTGGAGGGGTATGATATATGTTCAACCAACCACCCAAGAATACAAACCTTTCTTGCAGTGATTTTAGATAGTCGTCGGTACTGACGTCAATTCTCACATACCCTTTAAGGACAAACTCTGCCTCAAGCTTGTCCATAACTAGTTTTTTAATGTAAGGAAGATCTAAAAAGTCAGGTGTTTCGTATACATAGAAGTCGTCAATCATACACATACTTATTGGAGAAAAAGTGGACTATTCCTGGAAAAATCTAAACAACATCTATCAACATGTCCTAAAGCTTGGAATGTTAAGTCCACCGGAGGATGTCATAGCATGTTGGCTGTTATTTGGTAGTTTACCCAAAATTGATAAGTTCCTAGAACTTGGATCTTACATCGGCGGTGGACTTGCAATATTTAATGAAGCATTGTGCGAAACCGGTCATAATAGTGTAAAATTTACCGGTGTTGATCATTTGAACTTTATCGGGGCAAAGGAAACAAACTCTAGTGGTGCTTGGTATACAGATCACTTTAATCGTTGTTTAAGCCAAGAAGAAATAGAAGTGTTAGCAACATTATCTACTGCCAAAGATATGCAATCCTGGATTGCCACAAGATCTGAACAATTGACTGGCAGGACAATGTCCTTGACTTGCTACCTGAGCGAAGCAGAAGCTGATGAACAGTATGATATTATACATCATGACTACGGGGACGGTGTTGCTGAAAATCTCAACACCATTAGAAAGTCGTTACCCAAGCTAAAAGATCGTGGTATCTACATTGTAGACGACTGGTGCACAGGTGCACCGCTACGCACTTGGGCCACTGTGATTGCCCATCAAGAAAAATTGCTGTATCCAATCATGTGGGGCAAAAACAAAGTGTTCTTTGCAAAATCAGCAGAGGTAGCACAAACAACTATAAAACTAATCACTGCCAATCCCAATTACAATGGCCAGCTGTTTAAATTCATGTCTGGCTCCGACTACTTTGGATCTGGCTATGCTACGATTCGTATGCACTGGCAGGCAATGCAATGGAGTTAAAATGCTGTTGTACTTGTTGCCAAGTGTGTTCAACTGAACGAGTTTGACGGTTAACAATCTGGCAGGTGATTGTGATTCTAAAGCCTGGCCCTTGAAATACATTGTGTGGTAGTGCTGTCATTAATAAAGCACTAGGTACTGCTGTACTTGTACCAAATACAGGCTTGGGGACTTCATCCCAAGTTCTTTTTCCTGCTTGTAAATCATCAACCCAAGGAAAGCGATAATCAAGGATTGGGCTACCACCCAGGTAACTGGGTCGCCATGCTTCATATCCTGTTCCATCATCTTGCCACCAATTGATAACACCCGGTGTTTCTGCAAGTTCATAAAAACTCAGTCTGGTATTGAGACGCATGGCGTCAACATGTATGTTGACATCTTGCGTGGACTCTTTCAATGCAAATGCACCATACGAACCGGCCGCCAATTGCAGTGGCGCCAAAAAGTTATCTACCAATTCCTTTAATTCAATCAAGGCTGTAGAATCAGGCAGTGGATATAAACCCAACTGCCTTTTCTTTGATTGTTGTTCCTTTAAATCATCTACAAAGAATTCTTGTAGGAAGGTTTTTGCGGTCTGCGGTAACTTCAACGATAAAGGGCAAAAATAGTCCGGATGCGCTTGTACTTTCATCCTTTACTTATTTTGCTCGTTGACCAATTTACAGATTACTTCAAACTCCTGGTAGGCGGCTTGTACCATTGGATGTTCCATGAGAGTGCCAGCTTCTTGAACCATTGCATTGACTGCTGACTCGGCCGCTTCTCTTGCACTACCTCTAGTCAACATAGCATCGTTGCCGAGCTCTTTCTTCAGCTTCATCCATGCTCGGTGAGCCGCTGGGGTAATTGGTGCAGTCATTGGCCGTAGTTCGTTGGCCTTCATTAACACTTCACTAATCTTTTCCTCGGCGACCCGGCCAGCGGCAATCATTGGTGCATACTTTGGATCAATATTGAACCTACGCAGACTCCCGCCTGCATAGCTTTGTACCAGGTGCGTGCCTTTGGGAAATGCATCACAGAACTCACTATTGTATGTGCTGTGAGGGATATACTTGCGGCCTTGCTTGATGTAAAAGATTGTTTCTTTTGTCATTTTATTTCTCTATCCGTAATTTACGGCAACCTTCTTTGACTTCTATAGGATAGTCGGGACTAATTTCTGAAATGCTACAGTTGTATACCTGTTGCCTTGGCCAAGGAATAGTAAACAAAAGATACACACAAACACACATGGCAGTTATTGCGCCACACAACTCCCAATTAATTGTCGACAGTTTCATCTTCTTCATTGTCAAAAAAGATTCCCCGAGCTTCTGCATGAGTTTGGCACAAGGTTGTAATCCAACCACCACCAACTTGTTTACCAGGATTGCCACATTCCTCGCAAGTGACACCACTCATGCTTTCTGCCATGCTAACAAGTCCACTGATGTATTCGTCACCGCCAGTGTAGTAAAATCGCAATGTGCCAAACTTCTCTTTAACTTGGTCTAAGGTAACTTGATGAATGGCCTCTGGTACTTCACGCAATGGATCTTCAATAAGTTCTTGCCGGCGCTTTTCTTTGTACTCTAGATTGATCATGTCCATCATGTCATGATCAAATAACTCACTGTTGCCAGCTTTCAGTTGCACAGCAATTTCTCTCATTTTGATAGCAACTTCACGCTGACGAAGACGCCAGTCAATGTGATGTTGTATATTGCCCATGAGTTGATTTAGAATTTGGAACCAACCATCGCCGCATTCAAATCCCCAACACATGCAAGTTTCTCGCATGGACTTTTCACGGTTCACCATCATCTTTGGATACTTCTTGCACAACAATTCGTCTAGTTCTTTTTTCATATTAATCCTTGTCTACAGGCATACAATGCGTTGGGAATAGGCCCTTCTGGACCCACATGTCTCCACCTTTGTCTGGTGTCATTACAATACCCCCAAGGCACATGACTTGTGGAGGCTTGGTAGCAACTGCACTAAAAATACTTACTACAACCATGGACCATAATAGTCCCATTAAAATTACATATATCCATTTTTTCATTTTATCTCATCCGGTGTTTCTGGAAAGTGACTGATGATCAAATCCAATGCCGCAATGGTCTGCATGTTAATGCCCACATCCTCTGGGTGCATCCAATGGCCACTTGGGTTGGTGTCAGTCTTGGGATTCTTCTTCCACAGCTTGATTTCTTTCTTTAGATACGCACGATAGTCTTTGAGATTCATGCTGGTAATACGATCCGCTGTTTCACCGTCAATCCATTGATAAGGTTTGTGTTTGGCTTTACTCACTTAGTGATCCTTTTAATATGGTATCTCGACCTTGTTCACCAATAGTGTCATCGAGTAATTCTACTGTGCGTTGTAACATGGCACATGCTAACATTATAAGCTCTTCTCTATCGTCTGTCAACTGAATAGAGCTGTCTATGAGCTCCATAATTTCAGTCATTCGTTGCCGTACATGGTCACGATCCTGCATCTGTTTTTCCTTAAAATACGCTACGGGCCATTATTGAAAATCCTGTTGCTTGTACACCTGCGGCACCACCTGCATTGAACTGGCGTACCACATTAAATCCAACACTGGTTGCATTGGTATGTTTGACAGTATAACCAAGTACCAGATCCATTTCACGAACTTGCGGAGCCAAGCTTGAACGCATTGTTTGTGACTGCGGATTTGCAGTACTTGTGCCATCACCATTGTCTGTGTATGTGTAAGATGTGACTCCAGTTACTGTTGCACTACCACTTCGTACTTGTACTGGTTGTGCCACGGCTAGAGTAATTTCATCATGTAATTTGCCTTGATTGATAAACACTCGTTCTTGTGATGCTCCAAGCTTCCATGAGTCGCTTATAATTGTAGAGTCTAATTGTACCATACTATCTTGTACATTGGAGGTTTTGGTAAAGCCCACAGTATATTTTCCAATCAGTGCAGTATTCTCGGCAATCTTGTAACTGCCGCCGCCACCAAACCATGTGGTATTGCTACCGCCAAATGCCAATGCGCCACCACCTTGTGAACCAAGTACACTATTCAATTCCTTTAATGCACCCACTTCAAAGTTAAGTCGAGTGCGCTCACTATGTTGCCACTCATATTGACTTGCGGTACCTGTGTCACTGGTCATGAATGTTATTACACCATCTTTACCAAATGGTACTGCCATGTGTCTGTAGTTTGACGAAGCCATAGCCATCCAAGGACTGGCATATTGGTAACTCATTGAGTTGGTAAATCCAACTGCCTGTGTTAAGTTTACAGTATAGTTACGACCAATGCTGTCAACCACTTGAGTATTTTGTAGCACTGAGCTGGTGGCCAAACTAATTGCACCAGATGTAGCTACTCCGGTGCCAGTGAGGCCAACTGTTTTACCTTGTGGTCCAGAGCCATTCAATTTGGTCATGTTGGCCAGTGTAACTGTGCCCATTGGCTGGGTTGCCTTGTCAAAGTTAACCATGCCGCGACCGGTAACATTTGAATCGCCCATTGGCGTGGCTGTATTTAGAATCAATGAAACAATTTGTTCTGACCTTAACTGTGGCCACGCCTGTTTCATCAACGCCACGCCACCTGACACATAGGCCGTGGCGCCACTGGATCCAGTAACTGCAATTGAGCCGCTGGTGTTCAAATTGCCTTTGTCATCTTTCAATCCATATTGATTGGCCACTGAGCCATACAACTGCATGCCTGGCGCAACAACATAAAAGTCTTTGACAAGATAAGGATCGTTACAGGTAGAGCCAGATATGTTATTACAAATGGAGCCGGCCTTGTTTGATGCTGTGGCAATATTGCCGTTGGTATCAGCAAATCCAACAATCAGCATTTTGCCGCCAAGTACTAGTTTACCTGTGCTATCAACCTGCGTGGCAAACATGCCAGGTACCTGTGAGTATGCCAGTCCCTGATTGCCTGCGGCCGCAACAATGATACTTCCTCTGTTGGTACCTACAGCAAATGCTTGCACATCGGTTGTACTATAACCATACAATGATCCATATGCGGCAGGTGCTTTATAAATTCCTGCAGACATTTGAGAGATACCATTGGTAAAATTTGGATCAAACACGGATCCAAGGCTCAGATTGATAACTGATGCGCCGTTGGCACTGGCCCAATCCACTGCTTGCTTTACTGCGGTAAAATTAATGCCAACTGAACTGCCACCAGCTCCCACTTGAGCCAACAATAAGTTAGCATCAGGTGCAACACCAACTGTACCTGAACCGTTTTTATTTGCGGCCGCGATGCCGGCCATCAGTGTTCCATGATGGCCCCAAGTTACCGCTGATGCTGGATCATAGAAATTTTTACTGCCAACAATTTTATTGGCAAAGTCTGCATGAGTTAAATCAAAGCCCTGATCAACAATGGCAATTGTTATACCTTTGCCAGTGAACCCCCTGGACCATGCAACTGGTACACCTGTTTTTACAAGTGCTGTTGAAATTTCCTGCGCTTCATAATTTAGTGCTTTGGTCTGAGCGTAGGCTGTACTGCCCAGGGCCAATAAAATTGCTAAGGTTAGTGCTTTGAGTTTCATAGTTGAACTTTCATGTATTTGTATTTGTATATTATACTATTAAACTGTTTTGCTGTCAACCGTTTTTCTGTTGTTTTTATGCTACAGCCGCAAAAAAGCCCCAATTAAGGGGCTAATTTGTCTAATTTTTAAGCAAATTAGATTGTGATGCCCATGGCCTGTGCTTTGTATGCCAAAGCTACCATACGACGGCTGGCTTCACCATGGCGATATTCAGTGACCTGAACGCCATTACCTGCTTTACGGGGATTTGCATAAACTGCATAACCGCGTTGACGAATAACGCTGATTGTTGCAGTTGGGTTCTTGATACCAAAACGCTTTTCAATTGCGGCTTCTGTCAATGACTCGCCATTGATAACAAGGGCTTTGAACAGTTTATACTGTTTAGTGGTTTCATCAAATTTCTTTAACATTGTGTTTCCTTAAATTATTACATCACTAATTGTGATGCTTTTAACATTGTAACATTACTTAAACAGAAAGTCTATGAGGTGTTAGCCACATAGACTTCTTTTGGCGAAACTACCGTTTATTACTTCTGTGCAATGAACTCGTTTAGGACCTTGGCCTTCTTGATGATCTCTTCCTCAGTAGGAAAAGGTCGGAAGGCGGGTTGTGCTGGAACTGCTTCAACTGGTTGATCAATTGAATGGGCTCGAATTTGGACCAAGTTAACTTCTTGTTCCCATTGAGACCGAAGCGATTCGCGATGTGCATGCCAGTCTTGCTCTAGCATTTCTTTTGACATCTTGAGTAGTTCAAGACGAAGTTGGTAGCCGTTAGGGGCAATTGTACTCATAATAATCTCCTGTGTTTGAGTGTGTCGTAAAACTGTTGTCTTACATTATAGTTATGTACTGCAAAAACACAAAAGCCACCGTAGTGGTGGCTTTTGGTGAAACTAATTTAAAAAATTAGAAACTGCGAGTGTAGTTGACTGCCATAATATTTTGCTTGGAATCGCCTGTTACCTTGTCGTAACGGACACCAACTGCATCTTGTTTGCTAAGAGCATATGATACGCCAGCACGAACTGTTTGAGTTGTATCCAAGTTAACGCTGGAATTATCAAACGAAGTACGATAACGGTATCCAACCTTTGCAGTTAGACCAGTGCTACCAATTGGTGCAGAGAGACCTGGCTCAACTGAGTAGTAAGCAAAACTACCAGTGGAACTGTATTTCTCACCTACTGCAACTGTGGTATAACCAGTCACTGGACCAAATACTGCAACAGAACCGGTCAAACCAGCCTCAAGACGAGTTGACAATGCATTGGTATTATCTGTCTGAGTTGTTGAAACTTGAATATGGCCTGCAAAAGTATTGTTGATACTTTCCTTTGCTGTCATGTTGAAGTTTTTCTGATCGGCGCCGCCACTTTGACCGTCAATGTTCTGACCTTCAACTGTGATAGAACCTGCAAATACTGAGCCACTAATAGTTAGTGCTAAAATTGCTAAGACTTTTTTCATAAATTATATTTCCTTTTTATATACACCCAAGTATTCGAAAATACTTAACTGTGAACACTATTTATAGATTGTAAACAATCTGTAATAACCTTAATCGTCGGATTTTGGCAATATTTGATGCTTTGCTATGGCTTCTTCTAGTGCCATTTCAACAAATTCGTTGAATGTGATGTCCATATCATGTGCTATTTTCATGTAGTGCAACAAATCGTCATCACTGAAGTCAACCGGAACCAGTATACGAGTGTCATACTCATCTCCTTCTTTGATGGCCAGTGATTTTTGGAAAAAATCATCATCAACATCCAAATCAATATAGTTGACATCGTCCCATGCTTGATTGGCCAGTTCGCTTTTGGATTCTGCTTCCTTGCGGTGCTTGTCCTGCTTGTTCTCTACAATCATACGATAGGCACGGTCATTGGTATAGTCACATACACTGACTTCGTAGACCTTTTGTGTTTTAGTACTGAATACAATGCTAAAACTATATCCACCTGCACCATGTACTCCATTCCATGAGTCTAAACAGTAAGCATTTGGGCCATAACACGACCAACCATATTCACTACCTTCGGTAATTTTATAGTCAACCAATTCCATCCACTCTTTCATTGTGATCATATAAATCTCCTAAAATGATTGTTGCAAAGTTATTATAGCTGAAGTTATCGCAGTTGTCAATGGTGACTTCTGACAATTTTTTTCATGGCCAATTGAACTGCTTCATCCATACTGTAAGGAAAGCAATTGTTTCCATCCATGCTGACATCCAAGATCCTGCCAGGAACACCGGTGGGCCTAGCATGGCAGTGACCATGGAAGTGTAGCGCACCTCTATGCATCATATCCCATTCCCAAATTGGATAATGAAACAATACAATCCGGAATTCTTTGTAACCAAGTTCCAAGTATTCGTGTATCTCTGCAAAACAGTTTCTAAAAGTTTGATCTCTCAACAGCTTGACATCGTGATTGCCCTTGATCAGAATCTTTTTTCCATTCATTCGATTCAACAGCCTGGATGCTGAAATTGCATCGGTAAATGCAATGTCACCCAGTATGTAAACCAAATCATCATAACCAACCACACTATTGTGATTGTTGATAATTGCAGTATTCATTTCAGTGATGTCGTGAAACGGCCTACTGTCAGCACAGAATTTTAAAATGTTGGTGTGACTAAAATGTATGTCAGAAGTAACCCATGTTTTCATTACGATATATACCAGATCTCGTCAAAGCCTTCTTCTTCTTCTGGCTCATCCCAATTAATAATCATATCATCCAGCACTCGATCTGGAATTACTTTGCCAGGTCTTGCGGCCAAGCGGCGAGCTAATTCTACATGGTCTGGTATTTTAAACACCACAGCAATGTGATAGTAGTTGGGCAACATGCGAAACTTTCTAGCACGACTTTTAACTGTGGTACTGGTCTGATCCCAAATTACAGTATGACCGTGATCTCGAGCAAATACAATCTGTTGACTCATTAGGTCAACAGCAGTGGGCATGTATTCCTCAAACACTTCGGAATAGGTCTTGCCTTGGGCTCTGGCATAATCTTCTACAAACGCATCTGTACTGACCACAGTCAGCCCCAAGGCCCAAGGCTGATTTTTAATCCAGGTACTTTTACCTGCACCGGGGATTCCAATCAACATGTACAATCTAGGCTGGTTCATTTTTTCTAAGTCTTTCGATTTCATCTGCGGCTTCTTCCAACAGGTCGGCAATTCGATCCGGGGCTCCTTCTTGTACACTCTTTCGAGTCGAAATTTGCCGCCGGATCTCTGCTCTTTTTCTCAAACGAAACACAAGGTCTTGTTCGCTGATCATTTAGACACACTGGTCCTGGCTTCTGCCATCAATGTGGCATCACCACGAGTCAACACTTCCAACAACAACCGCTTTTCTTCCAAGTACACTTTGGCAAAGGCAACATCTTGTGCCACAATGCTTCTGGTGTTTGAGATCAAGTCGGCCAACTTTACAGTCTGTGCTTCAGCAGGTGCACCAGCAGTATGTGCCCGGTCTATTGCCTTGCGGACAGCACGATTGCCTTGTTCGGGCCTGCTGACATCAGTTAACCAGCCAACCAACTCTGCAACTGTGGCGCCAAATTCAGCACGGATCACTTCGTTGGTAACACCAGTGTCTTCAACCACATCATGCAACCAAGCGGCCGCTAACATTTCGGGAGTGTGGGGAACTGTGGCAACAATGCCGGCCACTTCGGCAGGATGCACAATGTACGGCTCATTAGTGTACTTCCGTAATTGTGCCACAGCGGTATGGGCCGCTGTTGCAAAAATTCTGGCTCTTTCTACTAATTCCATATGATTCTCCTGTTTCATACAGTATTATAGCACAAAGGGAAACAATGGTCAAGTGTTGTATTTTTACAACACTTTATACATTTTATAAAATTGCTTTTCTAAACCTAGGCCCACACAACTGGCGATTCGGGGCGCATTATCTACATGGACAAAGCTGTACAATTTTTTTGCACCTTGTTTTTTAATAATAACTTCAAAGTGGTTGTGCATCAATTTCAAAATTCCACGCTGTCTAAAATTTTCGTCAACTGCACTAAACAACAAGTAGCAGGACTTGAAAACATCTTCTTGTATTTCATAAACTATGTTTCCAACAACCTTATTGTCAATCGTTGCATATACTGCTTTGGTTCGATTTGATGAATACAGCAGAGATTGAGCCAAACCTGCATCCATTAATTCTGCATAATTTTTTAAATAAAATGGATACACCGGACTTCCGGCAATTGTTTGCGCCATATAAATTGTCACATCTGTGCCGCTTTTATCTTGTTCTGTTGCAATTAATATTTCAGCCATTGATATATTCTTTAGTGTGATAATGTTCGTATTATAAAAATACTTATAAAGAAAAAGGTTGCCGAAGCAACCTTTTCTGAGTTTCTGTTACGAGGTATGTCTTACCCTAAGTGGCTGTTAGGCCGCTAATGCGAACTGTGAGTCGTTTGCGGTTACTTTTGTTTAGTTTTTACGACTATCGCTGTCGTGCTGTCCACTCTGTTACTTGTTGCCCTGTCGAATCTAGGTCAGGCCCATCAAAAGCACACAATCCCCACTAGAGCCCTAAGAGGTTTCTTTCATCTAGGACAACTATGTGCTTATGGTGGACCTGGGGGGATTCGCACCCCCGTCCAGAACACTTTTCTCTTTGCTTCATACAGCAATAACTTACAGTATATAC